ATGAAAAAAATGTTGTTTTCTGCCGCTCTGGCAATGCTTATTACAGGATGTGCTCAACAGACGTTTACTGTTGGAAACAAACCGACAGCAGTAACACCAAAGGAAACCATCACCCATCATTTCTTCGTTTCGGGAATTGGACAGGAGAAAACTGTTGATGCAGCCAAAATTTGTGGCGGCGCAGAAAATGTTGTTAAAACAGAAACCCAGCAAACATTCGTAAATGGATTGCTCGGTTTTATTACTTTAGGCATTTATACTCCGCTGGAAGCGCGGGTGTATTGCTCACAATAATTGCATGAGTTGCCCATCGACATGGGCAGCTCTATCTGCACTGCTCATTAATATACTTCTGGGTTCCTTCCAGTTGTTTTTGCATAGTGATCAGCCTCTCTCTGAGGGTGAAATAATCCCGTTCAGCGGTGTCTGCCAGTCGGGGGGAGGCTGCATTATCCACGCCGGAGGCGGTGGTGGCTTCACGCACTGACTGACAGACTGCTTTGATGTGCAACCGACGACGACCAGCGGCAACACCATCACGCAGAGCATCATTTTCAGCTTTCGCATTAGCTAACTCCTTCGTGTATTTTTCATCCAGTGCAGCAACATCACGCTGGCGCATCTGCATGTCAGTAATTGCCGCGTTCGCCAGCTTCAGTTCTCTGGCATTTTTGTCGCGCTGGGCTTTGTAGGTAATGGCGTTATCACGGTAATGATTAACAGCCCATGACAGGCAGACGATGATGCAGATAACCAGAGCGGAGATAATCGCGGTTACTCTGTTCATTGCTGACCCCACAAACAGATTTCACGCTCAATCTCACGACGAGTCATGAGACCTTTCCATTGCTTACCGCCAGCATATGTCCAGCGACGTAGCTGATCACATGCGCCTTTGATATCGCCCTGGTTTATTTTGCGAAGAAGCGTCGATGTTCTGAAATTGCCAGCGCCCACGTTGTAAACGAACGAGTAAAGAGCGCCGCGCGTTGTTTCCGGTATATCAACTTTTATGTACGGGTTAATTTGTCTGGCGACCGTGGCAAGGTCTTTATTCAGGAGGGCTTTGCATTCTGCTTTGGTATACGTTTTACCGAGCATGATGTCTTTTCCTGTATGCCCGTGACATACAGTCCATACACCAACAATATCTTTGTATGGTATGTAGCTGACACCTTCCAGACCATCGTTACCACTTGGGCCAGTGATTAACACTGATGCTATAGCAATTGCTCCGCCACCAATAGCAGCAGCAACGGCTTTTCGTAATGATGGAGGCATTATTCACCTCTCGCAGCCTTGCGCTTATCTTCTTTAATCTTGAAATAAAGGTTTGTCAGGTACGTCAGCAGGCCAAATACCAGGCTACCCAGCACACCTATTGCTGCCCACTGTGAGGGCGTGACTTTATCGAGCAGCTGTAAAAACCAGTAACCGGCACTACCTGCTGAGGTGCCATAGGCGACACCCGTTGTTAACTTATCCATGGATTTCATAACCCCACCTCGCAGACAAAGCGGGTGTAAATTGAGGGAATACAACGTATCGCAAAAAAGCAGAAACGTAACAGACTCGGAGTCAGTGAATAACTCAGGTATTGAGTTATCAGCTAATATCGAGACTCAAAAAATGGAAAAACCAGCTCGACGGCGGGTTTAAGCTGTGTGACGAAGTAACCACTCTTAACAGCATAACCAATTTTTTACGTACGTAAACCACTGAATGATATTTATGAGAATGCTACCGAGTGTTCAAAACACCACCACAAATACATAAGAAAACCTCAACAAATAACCAATAAATAATTTCAGACGTTATTTTTAGTTGATTTAAATTAAACTGCCGAATTATAGAACCTCCATAAATAACAACCATTAATATAAATTAGCTAATAGGTTTATTTTTGTTCAAATAAGAGCCATAAATAGGTTTCGATAGAAAAAGTTCAGATAAAAATAGAGATCTACTTCACAAATTAAATGAGAAACTAAAACTTACATCTTGAAATAATCACATTGATTAGATGAATATTTATCGCGCAGTGACATCATTTTTTAATAATAGTTCAAAAAAAAGGGCTCACGATGAAAAAATTAACAGTGGCAATTTCTGCTGTAGCTGCATCAGTACTGATGGCGATGTCTGCTCAGGCAGCTGAAATTTATAATAAAGACAGTAACAAGCTGGATCTATATGGGAAAGTTAATGCCAAGCACTACTTCTCCTCTAATGATGCAGATGATGGTGATACTACTTATGCCCGTCTTGGCTTCAAAGGTGAAACCCAAATCAACGATCAACTGACTGGTTTCGGTCAGTGGGAATATGAATTCAAAGGCAACCGCGCTGAATCTCAAGGCTCCTCCAAAGACAAAACCCGTCTTGCATTTGCAGGCCTGAAATTCGGGGACTACGGCTCAATCGATTACGGCCGTAACTACGGTGTAGCATATGACATCGGTGCGTGGACTGACGTTCTGCCAGAATTCGGTGGCGATACCTGGACCCAAACAGATGTGTTCATGACTGGTCGCACCACTGGTGTTGCAACTTATCGTAACAACGACTTCTTTGGTCTGGTTGATGGTCTGAACTTTGCTGCTCAGTATCAGGGTAAAAATGACCGCACTGACGTAACTGAAGCTAATGGTGATGGTTTCGGTTTCTCCACTACTTATGAGTATGAAGGATTCGGTGTAGGTGCAACCTATGCTAAATCTGACCGCACTAATAATCAGGTTATCTACGGTAACAACAGCCTGAATGCATCTGGTCAAAATGCTGAAGTATGGGCAGCTGGTCTGAAATATGATGCGAACAACATCTATCTGGCTACCACCTATTCTGAAACCCAGAACATGACTGTTTTTGGTAATAACCATATTGCCAACAAAGCACAAAACTTCGAAGTAGTTGCACAATATCAGTTCGACTTCGGTCTGCGTCCGTCCGTTGCTTACCTGCAATCTAAAGGAAAAGACTTGGGTGCGTGGGGTGATCAGGACCTGGTTGAATATATTGATGTAGGTGCAACCTATTACTTCAACAAAAATATGTCCACTTTTGTTGATTACAAAATCAACCTGATTGATAAGAGCGATTTCACGAAAGCATCTGGCGTTGCTACCGATGATATCGTTGCTGTAGGTATGGTTTACCAGTTCTAATTTGATTACTAAAAGATATGTTGCGGGAGGCTTTGCCTCCCCAACATATAAGTGGCTCCCTCAAGCCACTTCCTTTAGGAGCACAACCTTGCTTCTAACTATATAAACCTTCTGTTATATATTACCCTTTATTTTTGGGGGCGTTGCAACGCCCCATTTTTAATAATTTTTAGTAAACAATTGGCATATTAATTAGAGTTATTAACAACGATATCCATCTCTAACCGGATATCTAATGCCATTAACATCCCTTCAATTATGCCCTCAGCCTTCTGTAACCTTTTCCCGATATAACCATCAGAGCAGCAATGCTTACCTGCCAGTGACATGAATGTCATACCGACTACATAATAATCTACTAATAAATCGTGCAAATCGCTGTTGTTCTTTTTCAGACGGGCCATGCACCCGCAAATAATCATCGCGTCATCGTCACAACATTGCGGGCGAGATTTTACTTTTGAAGTAATTAATCCCTTAAAACCGGCGGCAATGGACGACCAGGTCACATCTTCATGATTATTAGCCGCCCACGCTCCCCAACGCTCAAGAACCATCTGAATATCACGCATCAACTTACTCCACAAAAATCAGACCAGAACGCCAATTACAAGCAAAAATCAACAAAACAGTATTAGTTGATTGTTATCTCTGACTTCATACTCCTGCTCCTGTCAGGGTTTTGGCGTAATTCTTCAGTATTCGGTAATCGGTCAAAACAGAACCGGGGAAACGATATAAGCGCAGATGCCCCCAGCGGTGGCGAAGAAGTTCTGCCATATAAAACTCAAACATCATTCATTCCCCATTTCGGTGATGGTCAGTTCCAGCCTCCCACCTTTGGTAACAGGCATCTTCACAACGCGGTAATCAACGACCTGAGCATCATCCAGCCAGAAACCTGCTTTGGTGAGTGCGTCAAAAGCGGCTTTTTGCAGATTATCCAGGTCACGGCGACGGCGATCCGGCATGTGGCACTCAATACGGATTTTCACTGGCATAGCCAGGCCGATATCCAGCATTGCGTTTTTAATGATTCGGGTGACGTTATCGCGGTATGCCTGCCCTTCTGCGCTGATGTGCGTGCGCCCGCGATTATGGCGGTAATAGCGATTATTGCTCGGAGGCCAGGGTAATGTGATGCTGTAGGTATTCACGCCTTAATAACCCCCTCTTTCAGCCAGATAACCTGTGTTCTCGCCATACCTTCCAGCGCGCATTCTTTTGCATATGCAGCATCGACAAAATGTGTGCGGCGGTCGATTTCGTCGTGGCAGGCAGAACATGCAATGGTGGCAATCAGGTCTGGCGGTTTGATACCGGTACCGCACAATCCAGCCAGCCGGATATGTGCCAGTACAGACGTTTCAGAATTGCCATTACATACGCCAGGGATTCTTACCTGGCATTCCCGACCACGCGCTGCTTTTCTCAAATCAGCCATGATTCCTCCTTGCTGCCAGTCGCAACCATTTTTTATCAACCAGGCTGGCGGTATATCCGAGCAGAGTTGGTATTTCGGATGGCTTCAGCTCAGGTTTACGCTTACGACGATTTGGTACTTTGTAGATGTGTCCGTTCATGACACGAATAAGCGGTGTAGCCATTACGCCTCCTGCTTGTCGCGCAGCAGCTGGAACTCGCAGCGCTGCGGAATAGTCAGGTGGCAACCAATATTCATCGCCCAGGCTTCAACCTTACACAGGAAGACATACATCTCTCCGGTATCAAGATCGGAGGTATGGCGTAACGACTGGATAGTGGTGATATCACCGGTTACGACATCAACCAGTTCTTTGGTTTCATAACCGAGATAAGTGTGTTTCAGAGCATCCTTCACCCACTCTGGCGTAGCGAAAGTCTTACCCCGGCTGATGAGGTATTCGCTGATTTCGGTGTACCACATGTGGCTTAAGCTATTTTGAGACAGGCTGCGCTTATCGCGCCATGGCTTCAGTACCATGCGGAAGCACTTGCCGTCCTCCAGATAAGGCTGGAGCTGCTGACCGATAGCGGTGAAGTTACCGCGATGAAGTTTGATGCCGTCTTGTGGGAGGTTCACGCTTCACCTCCGCAGAGGTCAAACGCTGGATGCAAAAAATCGCAGGTGCATTTCTGCATCTGTGGCGGGAGAAGAGAGTTTAGATTGTATGTGCGCATAAACGTCCCCGTTTAGCGCAGAAGTCACCGGAGTTGTTCAGGCTCCGGTGACATGATTATGGCTGGTTGATTATAGAAAATCAAAAACCTTTTATGGCAACAAAAAAACGCCGAGGGAGGTACGCCAGTTAATTTATGGAAGAAAATGCCCCAGATGGAACGCTAAAACAAGGATAAACTTTGCCCTGCTCCAGGCGTTGGCTTTACAAATGTTACATCTTTAATTCTTTCGCCTAGGAGAAAAAATTTGTCCAAAGATAGCGATGGTATTGTTGCAAACCCATCAGCCCCCTTTTTCCTAGCAACCCCTCTCACGTCCATGAGAATTCGCCCTAATACGTTCATACCATAATAGTTACCTTCTGGGTCTTTACTGGCACCCCAGAATTGGTCCTTCTCTGAGTGTTCCACGATGAAATGGTCGCCTGTACTGTCTAACAGCGCAAAGAACGTATCCCAGTTCTGGCATAATTTTACGCATACACACCACTTCATAATCGAAACTCGATTCTTATCCCATCCTGCGCGAGTTTTGGATTCAAACGATCTTGCGGTCTGCTTGGCTTCATAGGGGTTTCCTTGAGTAATGATGGCCTTTTGTATATCCGGATAGTCTGGATATCGGCATGCTTGGTAAAGGATTTCACTTGATTGAATAGGCAACCCATTGATTAACAATGGATATCCTTTAGCCATGTTGGAAAGCCCCCCCCATTTTTCGGTGGTTTTCCTGAAGGAAACTGTGTTCTGTAGCGGATATAATCTATAGCTCATACCACTCATTATACCCATTCCGCTTCATTAGTGGATACCAGCAGTCCAATGCGGGAGCACCTGTTGGTTCATAATCTCCCCACCAAAAAGCCAGCGGCACATTATTCGGGCAATTTCGATAAGTAAATGTTGTTCCCCCAAAACCCAAACCGTCAAAAGTAGAAAAACCTAGAGGTTTGAGCACCTCACTAGGGGTTTTCCTGTGCAGCAAGATATTAAAGCCGACTTTAGTAAGGATAGATTCGAAACGATCCCTTGAGGCTTCATTTCTAAAACTATCAGAAGAGGCATATCCATCTCTGAATACGCCTTTGTAAAGCTCACACTCCTCGAATTTCTCGGGAGTATCTACACTATATTTCCTTGGCCAGAAAACACCTGATTGAGCAGAACGACTTTTTCGGTTTTCAACCTCACGCATACCACCATTCTTCACGTGTACAAAAATGTTTCTATCCTTAAAAATATATTCTAATCGTCTTTTTATATTATAGTCAGATAACGTATGAGATGAAAAAAAATATACATTGAATTTAATATCTCTTAAATTAAATTTTAAAACAAAATTACTTATCGATTTGATGGCCTTTTCTCCTGAAAACGACACATCATCAATATATACAAATGTATCAAATTTATTTACTTCATCTTGAGTTGATGATTCAGTAACGATGTTAAATTTGATCCCTACTGTTTCATAAAGAGATTTAAGCAATTCCTTCTGACTAGAACCTTTTTTTTGAATATCTAAAAAACCTGCATATCTGAAGAATTTCGCGTTCTTTTCACTTCTTGCAATGGCTTTTATTTTTCGTTGATATTGACTTTCGGATAGGTAACCTGCATTAAGTAGATAAAGCGTTTCATCTAAGATAAATCGTCTATCCTCCACTGCAAATTGCTTAATCCATTTGCTGACATGTTCAGAGTTCATACCTTCAGCCGGAGGATATTTATAATCGCTCAACTTTTCAGCAATTTTATTGATTACTTTTTCACCAGATAAAATATTCGAGGACATAAAAATTCCTTTTCACAACACAGAATCTAAAAAATAAGAATACTTTTATTTATTTCAAGTATAGACCGTATATTCAACTACTTTTTTTTATAGTAGGGAGATACCGATCACAATTTTTAGATATCTAATGTGATGGTTTAATAACCAGCAGTCTTACGTGTTAATTCACGTAAAAAAACTCATCAAACCTTCCTCTTTTCAGTTAATTCTTTTAAGAATAAACATCAGTAACTCGGGCCGGGCTTAATGCTACGGTTGGCGAATCACACTTGTTTCCCCATACGTCGAAACCGTGGGAGGATTTACGCGCAAAGAGCTCAATACGTGGAAGATTACCCAGCAACCGAACCAGCATTTCACGCACGCAGTCTGGTTTACGTGAGTGCTCATGTCGCGGCGAGGTGTAGTGCTGGATGATCGAGGCGTCCTGCTGTGGTGCCCGCTTACCCTTTACCGCGAAAAGACAATCTTCACGGTTCGCCCGGATCAGGTATCCCATTCCCATCGCCGATTTGTCAGTTTGCTTCGGGTAGGTTTTATCCCAAGTGAAACCTTTCATTGTGATCAGGCGAAATCCCCAGGCATCGACGACTTTCATCGCCTCGAACGTTTGAGTTGGCAACCACCACATCGCCAGCTGGCAGCTTTCTGCAACCCGCTCCCTTACTGGCAGCCAGCAGATATCCTGCACCGTCATAACCAAGTATTTATGCCCGGTGCCACGCTTACCAGAATTGCATTTATCCTCGTACGTCCAGGGCGGATCCGCTTAGATCAACGTGTATTTCTTGTTCATGGTTAAATAAATCCGACTGCTTTACGCGCTTTGTATTGCTCAAGCAAAAGCTGAGCGGGAGTCGGCCCGGGCACGTGGCGCGGAGCCGAGATTTGTTTTCTGACCGGAGGGATTGGTTTGCCCTCACTGACGCGCTTCTCCCACATGTCCAGCAGGTCACCAGCCTCGCATGCCAGCTCGCCATGCGTTAACTGGCGCTCAATGCTACGGTGGCGCAGTTCGACGCAGATGTGGTACATGACAGGCTGTGACCACGGGAAATGCTCGCTGGAAGTGAATTCGAAGGAACGATTACGCCAATCCCAGTATTCGGTTATGACTTGGTCAACAGTGATACCTAACGCCCCGCCACTCTGCTTACACCACGCTACGAACTGGCCGGGCGACGGCAGGAATGGTCGCTCCTGTCGGCGGGCCACGCGCATTCCGGCGTTAACCTGCTCCATAGTGGTAATTCCATTTTCACGGAAAGCCATAACCCACTGACGGCGGATTTCGTTCAGCTCGTTCTGGTCGCGGTTCGCGAGGCTTGCCGGAAATGTCGCAAGCAGCTGGCTGAACACACCGTTGATGATCTGCGCCACCTGCTGCACCTGCGGCTTTTCGTCGTATTGTTCCGGCATGTTGTTGGCGATTCGACGCATCTGCTCACGGTCAAAGTTAATCATCTGCGCGGCAATATTTTTCATAGCTCCACCCCGTAAATCCAGTCAGTGTTTGTCAGGTCGAGTTTTGGTTTGCTGGCAGTCACACCAGCCTGTTGCTTGTTACGGTTGATTTCGAGTTGGGTCCACTTGTCGCGGAGTTTGGCCGGACTTAGCACGTTACCGGACCAGAAGTTGTCCTGGCATGCCCAGCGGAACAGCACGCACATGTCGCGGTGGTTACGTCCGTCACGTTCACGCATCAGGCGGATATCGTTAGCCCACCCTGCAAAATTCGGTTTTCTGGCTGATGGCGCGATGGTCTTCACCATGTCAAACATCCACTCTGCGGCGGTCAGGTCTTCTGCTGTCCCCCACCTGCTGCCGCTCTGAATTGCAGCATCTGGTTTCTCCACAGGAAGATCGTTTTCTGGTTGGTCAGAGGATTCGCCAGAATTCTCGGACGAAAAAGGTTTTATATTGTCTTTTGTTAGTTTGTCTTTTGTGTTTACCTGATTCGGGTAAACGCCTTTACCTGATTTAGGTAAACTTTTCTTACCTGATTCAGGTAAATTTACCTCTTTCAGGTAAACTTTATTTTTCTTACCCGATTCGGGTAATGTTGACCATTCACTGACCACATTATTGATGCCGATATTCCGCCCGCTCTGAATAAAAATCCCACGCTTTACCAGAACACTTTTTGCAGCAGAACACTTGTGCGGCAATATCCCGGTTAATTCGGAAAGTTGCTCGTTGCTAACCCAATCCAGTTTTTTATTAAAGCCATATGTTTTGCGCATGACAGCCAGAAAGACCAGAAGCTGGTGCTGTGTTAATCCGGCCAGCATCACAGCTTCCAGCAACTCATTTGCAATGCGCGTATAACCATCATCGAGATCTGCCACGCGCCGCTCCTTTTGTGCCACATCCGGCACAGGAAAATTGAATATCTCAGCAGTGTTTGCCATAATTCCTCCCGCAATGAGTGTGTTACGATTTGCACCTGAAAGTCGGTTCTGTTCCCGCAGACCGACTTTCGCCATTTTTGAACCTGTCATATTGCCCCCAGCATGGTGGTGACCATCGCCATCAATGGACCAGCCAGATCCGGGTCCACTCGAAACATCGACACAATGCCTTCACTCATCTCCTTCAGTTTCTGGTGGCGTGGTGCGTTGAGAATGACCGCCTGCTTTGCCTCACAGAGTTCCTTTTCCATTTCAGCCAGCCGAGCCATGAAGCTATCCTGCTCAACCAGGTGGCCGCGATATTCCAGCGGTAGTACCGCCAGAATTGCCGGGGTCAGTTCACGCACGTTATTTCGGTATTTTTCAGAATCGAATTTGTTATCGAGGAAGCGGAACAGCTTCTGGCGTGCACGGCTGACATCATCAGGGAAATCGATAGTGCCGCCGCCCTGCTCCCGATACTCATTCACAATGAGTGTGGCAACGACATCCTGATTATCTTCAGCCGACCAGGCGCGGACGGCATCACGGATTTTTTCGTGGCCTGGCACCTGTTTTGTTTGAGAACGATTTATCACCGCAGTCGGGCTAAATCCGCTAGTCTGTTGGTATGTAAGTGGTTGCATAATTGACTCCTTTAGTTTGAATTGACTGTTAAGTTGATTGCTTATTGTTAAAGAGCGTGAAATGGAAATTTAAGCTGCGTTCTTTTCGGTGTGTGGAAACAACTTCGGAAGATCCGGGCGAATCTGGTATGCCTTCACTACTCCACCAGTAGCCGTAACAATGCTGCCGACATGTTCAGGGGATACCTTTGCTTTGTTGTGAAGCCACTTATAGACGGCCTGCTGTGAAACTTCGCAGGCAGCGCCCAGTTTCTTTTGTGAACCAACGATATTGATCGCTGTTTTGATAGCTGGATTCATAACAACCTCCGTGGTTAATTTGAATCAAGATTAAAACTATGGTTGTTTTTAGTCAACAACCATTTTCGTTTGATGGAATAAAACCTTGGTTGTACATTTGGACTATGAAAACAACACTCTCAGAAAGACTTAAAGAAGCCAGATTAGCGCGAGGCCTTACACAAAAGGCGCTTGGGGATTTGGTCGGGGTTAGCCAAGCTGCTATTCAGAAAATCGAAACAGGGAAAGCTAACCAAACAACTAAAATCGTGGAGATCGCGAACGCTTTGGGTGTGCGCGCAGAATGGTTATCTTCTGGCGTTGGAAATATGTCAGACAGTACAGTGCAACCAATACAATCAACTGTCAGCCATTCCAAATACTTTAAGATTGACGTTCTTGATATAGAAGTGAGTGCCGGGCCGGGAGTCATCAACCGTGAATTTGTAGAAGTTCTACGCTCGGTTGAGTACTCGTTTGACGATGCTCGTCACATGTTCGATGGCAGGAAGGCGGAAAATATCCGCATCATTAACGTGCGTGGTGACAGCATGTCAGGAACGATCGAACCAGGTGATCTGCTGTTCGTTGATATCACGGTTAAATCTTTCGACGGTGATGGTATCTATGCGTTTCTGTACGACGACACAGCCCATGTAAAGCGCCTGCAAATGATGAAAGATAAGCTACTGGTTATCTCTGATAACAAGAGCTACTCACCGTGGGACCCGATCGAGAAAGACGAGATGAACCGGGTGTTCATTTTCGGGAAGGTTATTGGCAGTATGCCGCAGACGTATAGGAAACACGGATAATCAGCTGCGTGCTGATGAGGCTTTTGGGTAATGCGCTGAAAGAATTCTTTATAAAAATAACATTACGGGAAAGGCAAAAATGAGTGATAAAAAACTTATAAAAAAATCAAATAACTGTGTAGATGCATATGCTGATGCATTTGGATATTCATCTTTTGGGGAAGATGACGATCGCTTAGGCTCCATATCTTTCTTTCAGCATGTTACAGAATGGGGCGCTGATGGTAGTAATGACACTGAAAACGTAAAGTACAACATTGCAACAATTCGCATGACGGAAGATTTAATGCTTAAACTCGCTGACTTTATTCGCGATCAGCATGATAGAGCTAAAACCAATAAGTCATAATATTAACAATGAAACACGGTTATTACGAAGCTCCAAACCTAACTGAAAAGCTTGAACAAGCGGCAAGATCATCATCTTTGCACACTGCAGCATTTTCTCAATCAGCTGGTATGTCTGGCGGTAATGTACCTATGCTACAATCAAGTGGTAGCGGTGGCTCTGGGAGTAATAATGTGCTTGAATCGAAAGTTGCAAAGCTTGAGTCTGATGTGTCCTATATCCGACGTGACGTTGATGAGCTTAAGACAGATGTCAAATCTATCGACAGAAACATGATCGCTGTTCTGGAGCGACTCGATTCAATAAAAGATTCACTAGCCAAAAAACCCTCCATCGATGCTGTCGATAGAAAGATTTCAGACGCAAAGCTTGCGGTATTGCTTGGTGTTCCAGCAATCATCGCTGCAGGAACAGGTCTTTATAAGCTATCAATGTACTTTTTTCTTTAGTGCTTAAGAAACTGCTCGCCACCTTGCATTACGCAAAGCGATTTTTCATTCCCTATTACCCTTTCTTATCCATCTAAACCCGGCCCCAGTGCCGGGTTTTCTTTTGCCTCCCCTCATCACACAAACCGTTCAAAAAACCACCACGACCTCGCTTCAGTTATCGCTATGCGATGCAAGTCACAAAATAAATCCATCTTAAATACAACCAGTTATATCTAAAACAACCAATAAAACAACTTTTGTTGTTGACGATAAAACAACTATAGTTTTAAATGAATTCATCGCAACAACACAACGATACGGCAATCACCTGATTCACCGTTGCGATGACCGCTTAGATCCGCAGCTTGAATTTCAGCAGGCTCCGGGGAGTGCGAGGGGTGAAGCGGACGCGTGAACGTCGGTGTGACCAGCTGAAATCAACTCAACACTTCATACCTCAGTCGCTTCAACGAGGCGACTTAGTTATGACAACCGGCGGCCATCCACCGCCTGAATACGCGCAGAAGTCTCTATATGTTCAGCAGCCCAGCTTACGGGCAGGAGTTTTTATGGTTCATCAACATTACGGAACGCAGACCGTTAATCGAGGTGCGGTCATGCCAGGAATGCTGGTCAAACACAAAGATGGTACCTGGACTGCATCAGCTAATTTACGCGGACGGCTATATCTGCATCGCGGCATCGAGCGCACTTATACCCGTGATTTGCTCGTGGAAGTTTTTCTCGACGGACGCGGTAACGGCCTGAATCACTAATCCCCTTTCCTGTTTTCCTAATCAGCCTGGCATTTCGCGGGCGATATTTTCACAGCCATTTTCAGGAGTTCAGCCATGAACGCTTATTACATTCAGGATCGTCTTGAGGCTCAGAGCTGGGCACGTCACTACCAGCAGATCGCCCGTGAAGAGAAAGAGGCAGAACTGGCAGACGACATGGAAAAAGGCCTGCCCCAGCACCTGTTTGAATCGCTATGCATCGATCATTTGCAACGCCACGGGGCCAGCAAAAAAGCCATTACCCGTGCGTTTGATGACGATGTTGAGTTTCAGGAGCGCATGGCAGAACACATCCGGTACATGGTTGAAATCATTGCTCACCACCAGTTTGATATTGATTCAGAGGTATAAAACGGATGAGTACAGCACTCGCAACGCTGGCAGGGAAGCTGGCTGAACGTGTCGGCATGGATTCTGTCGACCCACAGGAACTGATCACCACTCTTCGCCAGACGGCATTTAAAGGTGATGCCAGCGATGCGCAGTTCATCGCATTGTTGATCGTCGCCAACCAGTACGGCCTTAATCCGTGGACGAAAGAAATTTACGCCTTCCCTGATAAGCAGAACGGCATTGTTCCGGTGGTGGGCGTTGATGGCTGGTCCCGCATCATCAATGAAAACCAGCAGTTTGATGGTATGGACTTTGAGCAGGACAATGAATCCTGTACATGCCGGATTTACCGCAAGGACCGCAATCATCCGATCTGCGTCACCGAGTGGATGGATGAATGCCGCCGCGAACCATTCAAAACCCGCGAAGGCAGAGAAATCACGGGGCCGTGGCAGTCGCATCCCAAACGGATGTTACGGCATAAAGCCATGATTCAGTGTGCCCGTCTGGCCTTCGGATTTGCTGGTATCTATGACAAGGATGAAGCCGAGCGCATTGTCGAAAATACCGCATACACTGCAGAACGTCAGCCGGAACGCGACATCACTCCGGTTAACGATGAAACCATGCAGGAGATTAACACTCTGCTGATTGCCCTGGATAAAACATGGGATGACGACTTATTGCCGCTCTGTTCCCAGATATTTCGCCGCGACATTCGCGCATCGTCAGAACTGACACAGGCCGAAGCAGTGAAAGCTCTTGGATTCCTGAAACAGAAAGCCTCTGAGCAGAAGGTGGCTGCATGACACCGGACATTATCCTGCAGCGTACCGGGATCGACGTGAGAGCTGTCGAACAGGGAGATGATGCGTGGAACAAATTACGACTCGGCGTCATCACGGCTTCAGAAGTTCACAATGTGATAGCAAAACCCCGCTCCGGTAAAAAGTGGCCTGACATGAAAATGTCCTACTTTCACACCCTGCTGGCTGAGATTTGCACCGGTGTGGCTCCGGAAGTTAACGCTAAGGCGCTGGCCTGGGGAAAACAGTACGAGAATGACGCCAGAGCCCTGTTTGAGTTTACTTCCGGCGTGAATGTTACTGAATCCCCGATCATCTATCGCGACGAAAGTATGCGCACCGCCTGCTCTCCCGATGGTTTATGCAGTGACGGCAACGGCCTTGAGCTGAAATGCCCGTTTACCTCCCGGGATTTCATGAAGTTCCGGCTCGGTGGTTTCGAGGCCATAAAGTCGGCTTACATGGCCCAGGTGCAGTACAGCATGTGGGTGACACGAAAAGATGCCTGGTACTTTGCCAACTATGACCCGCGTATGAAGCGTGAAGGACTGCATTATGTCGTGGTTGAGCGGGATGAAAAGTACATGGCGAGTTTTGACGAGATGGTGCCGGAGTTCATCGAAAAAATGGACGAGGCACTGGCTGAAATTGGTTTTGTATTTGGGGAGCAATGGCGATGACGCATCCTCACGATAATATCCGGGTAGGCGCGATCACTTTCGTCTACTCCATTACAAAGCGAGGCTGGGTATTTCCCGGCCTTTCTGTTATCAGAAATCCACTGAAAGCACAGCGGCTGGCTGAGAAGATAAATAATAAACAGGAGGATATATGAGTCAGGTTGGTAATCATTCATTCGAATTTCCGGCATCGCAAGGTGTACAGGGTGGTACTGTTACACTCTTCCTTACCATACCAGGAAGATCGCTGGCTCGTTTCCTCGCTTCAGATAATTACGGCCATACACTGGAACGCTCTCAGCGAGAAATTAATCCAAATCGAGTACGAAAATTTTTAAATTATCTCACTAACGCAGACTCAAGAAATGAGTCTTTTATCATTCCCCCTCTCGTAGGTAACTGTGATTCGAATATAGAATTTGTACCGTTTGGCAACACAAATGTTGGTATAGCCAGAATTCCCCTCGACGCCGAAATAAAACTTTTTGATGGCCAACATCGTGCAGCTGGCATTGAGATATTTTGCCGAAGTTCCCCATCAACGCTCATGGTTCCCATGATGCTTACAATGAATCTGCCGCTAAAAACCCGGCAGCAGTTCTTTTCGGACATAAATAACAACGTTTCTAAGCCATCAGCGACCATCAATATGGCGTATAACGGCCGGGATGATATTGCTCAGGGAATGATATCCTTCCTGACCCAACATACTGTATTTGCCGATATAACCGATTTTGAACACAACGTAGTGCCATTAAAAAGTAATATGTGGGTGAGTTTCAAGGCACTCACTGATGCAACGTCAAAGTTTGCTAGGAACGGCAATCAACAACTTGAAATGGGATATATAGAATCTGTCTGGGAGGCATGGATTACACTAACTCAGATTGACTCAATCCGACATGGTGTACACCACGCTACGTACAAGCGCGATTATATTCAGTTCCATGGAGTAATGATTAACGCTTTCGGTTTTGCGGTTCAACAGATGATGGTTAATCATTCCATCGCAGAAATAACTTCTATGATCGAAAAACTCTGTGCAACTACCAGCTCTGCAGAAAGAGAGGATTTTTTTCTGATGGATAACTGGGCGGGGATCTGCACGAAAGCCAGCCAGGAAAAACTATCGGTTATTGCCAATGTGGCAGCGCAGAAAGCAGCAGCAAACAGACTGATACAAGCTTTTACCAAAGGAAGTCTGGAAACAACTTAATGAATCAACATTGTCTCATATCAGCATGCTGTACGGCGTCTTTAAGGAACGGTGAGCATGAAAAACAAAATCATCATGGAGCTACAGGCTCCTTTTTTATTATTCGCATTCACCCTCAAGCGTATTAACCAACAATTCAGGGATTAATGAAAGATGGCAGACATCATTGATTCAGCATCAGAAATTGAAGAATTACAGCGCAACACAGCAATAAAAATGCGCCGCCTGAACCACCAGGCTATATCTGCCACTCATTGTTGTGAGTGTGGCGATCCGCTAGATGAACGAAGACGCCTGGCCGTTCAGGGTTGTCGGACTTGTGCAAGTTGCCAGGAGGAGATCGAACTTAAGAACAAACAATGGGGACTGTGATGGCCTCAAAGCAGCAAATTTCAACATCGTCCAACTGAGGTGTAAAAATGTTCAGAATCATTTTTCCTAACACCTGGTACGTCGACCACCACGGCACTCCCTGCAAAATCCTGCGTTCTACCCACAACAAAGTTCACTACATCCGAAAAGGCAGAACATGTATCGCCAGCATGTTCCGCTTTAATCATGACTTTGAACCTGTGAATAAAGCTGATGCAGATCGGATAGCAGAAGAGATCGAAACGGCAGAACACATTAAGAAGTTACGTGCCATACGCAGGAAATAGAAAAATTGATAAATTCAATACTGCATTTCTCAGCATTAAATTTATCTCTATGACCAGTCAAGAGATGTACCTGCCATGAGCTTAATATCATGTCAGATATATCGGTCACAAACTCCCTCAGCAGCTAAGAGGAGGACAAATGTCTCGACTAATCACTTTACAGGACTGGGCTAAAGAAGAATTTGGGGACTTAGCACCAAGTGAGCGAGTTCTGAAAAAATACGCGCAAGGGAAAATGATGGCCCCACCCGCTATAAAAGTTGGTCGCTACTGGATGATTGACCGAAATTCCCGTTTTGTAGGAACGCTGGCAGAACCGCAACTCCCAATAAACGCAAACCCAAAACTCCAACGGATAATCGCTGATGGCTGCTAGACCCCGATCTCACAAAATCTCTATACCCAATTTATATTGCAAATTAGATAAGCGAACCGGAAAGGTATATTGGCAATACAAACATCCACTATCCGGTCGTTTTCATAGCTTAGGAACTGATGAGAATGAAGCAAAACAAGTTGCTACTGAAGCAAATACCATTATTGCTGAACAACGTACCAGACAAATATTAAGCGTCAATGAGCGTCTGGAAAGAATGAAAGGCAGGCGCTCAGACATTACGGTGACAGAATGGCTTGATAAATATATTTCTATCCAGGAGGACAGGCTGCAACATAATGAACTAAGACCCAACTCCTATCGGCAAAAAGGCAAACCCATTCGTCTTTTCCGTGAGCATTGTGGAATGCAACACCTCAAGGATATTACCGCACTTGATATTGCCGAAATAATTGATGCTGTAAAGGCTGAAGGTCATAACAGGATGGCGCAAGTCGTGAGAATGGTGTTGATCGACGTCTTCAAAGAAGCACAACACGCAGGACATGTTCCGCCAGGATTTAACCCAGCGCAGGCAACAAAACAACCGCGAAATCGAGTAAACCGCCAAAGATTGTCACTGCCCGAATGGCAGGCAATATTTGAAAGCGTAAGCAGACGGCAGCCCTATTTAAAATGCGGCATGCTACTTGCTCTTGTTACTGGACAACGTTTAGGCGATATCTGCAATTTGAAATTCTCTGATATATGGGACGACATGTTGCACATTACTCAGGAAAAAACCGGTTCAAAACTTGCTATTCCGCTTAACCTGAAATGCGATGCTCTGAATATTACCCTTCGTGAAGTTATATCTCAGTGCAGGGATGCTGTTGTTAGTAAATATCTGGTCCATTACCGTCACACTACCTCTCAAGCAAACAGAGGAGACCAGGTTTCTGCAAATACTCTGACAACGGCTTTTAAAAAGGCCAGGGAAAAATGTGGCATAAAATGGGAGCAAGGAACTGCGCCCACATTTCATGAGCAGCGATCTCTGTCAGAACGGTTATATCGGGAACAGGGTCTGGATACGCAAAAGTTGTTAGGCCATAAATCCAGAAAAATGACCGACCGATACAATGATGATCGTGGTAAAGACTGGGTTATCGTAGATATCAAAACAGCATAG